CGAGGGTGCCCAGGTCGTCGATGGTCATGGACCCCAGGTCGTCGATGGTGTACGGCCACAGCGCCCCGATCGTGCCGTCGGCCGCGGGGTAGCCGTCGCCGTCCCAGTCGATCAGGACGCGCACCACGGGGTTAGGCACCGGCCGGCACCCGCCCCTCGCGCCGCGCCTCGTCGAGCGCCCGCACGATCATGTCCTTCACGTCCGAGAACCCGAACACCGGCCCGTAGAAGTTGGCGTTCGTCGTCCCGCCCGCGCCGTTGGGCACCACCGTCCCGCCGCGGTCCGGCACGAACAGTTCGGGGCCGCGTTCGCCGACCCAGACGGGTTGACCCGCCCGCGCGCTCCCGCCGCCGGCCATCGCGGGGACCGACCCGCCCCCGATGGTCACCGTCCGCGGCGCCGGCCCCTGGCCGTTCCACGACGAGGAGCCGCCGCTGCCGCCGGGCAGCAGCCCCAGGCGCTTGAGGTTGTCCCAGGCGTCGAGGATCTGGCCGATGATGGGGATGCCGTGGAAGATCGAGGAGAAGTCGACGCGGACGCCGCTGATGCGCTGCAGCGCGCCGTTCAGGTCGTCGATCGCGTGCTCGAACCGCTTCAGGCTCTCCCAGGCGCCCACGATCTCCCGCAGGAGCGGCACCGACTGGAAGATGAAACTGAAGTCGACGCGCACCCCGGTCAGGGCCGCGACGGCGTCGTTGAGCTTGCCGATGTTCTCCCAGGCCCAGATCACGCCGACGACGAAGCCGGCCAGGGACAGGGCGGCGAAACCGATCGGCGAGAGCAGGGCACCGAACACACCGGCGAGATCGCCGCCGACCGAGACGAGCACGCCGAACCAGGACCAGAGGGTCGAGGCGGCCATCACCAGGTTGCCCACGATCGTCGAGACCGCGCCCACGACCACGCCGAGCGTCCCCAGCGACAGGATGATCGCGGCGCCGGTGATGATCAGCTTCTTGGTGCCGCCGTCGAGGGCGTCGAACGCGAGCACCGCGCCGGCGAGCGCGCCGGCGAGGGTCTTGATGTCCTCCTCGAAGGGCTTGACCGCGCCCGTCGCGGCCGTGTCGATCGCCTTGGCGAGCCCACCCGTCGCGCCGGCCAGCCCCTCGGTCTTGGCGGTCGCGAGCTTCTGCGCCGTGCCGGCCTCGGTCACGGCCGTCTTCATCTCGTCGAAGCCGGGCACGCCCTCCTTCTGGAAGATGATGGCGGCGGCCGAGACCGCCTCCGAGCCGAATATGGTCGCCAGGCGCTGGTTGCGCTGCGCCTCGGTCAGGGGCGCAAGCCCCGCCTGGAAGTCCTTGATGATGTCGCGGAAGTCGCGCATCTTGCCCTGCGCGTCGTAGACGTGGATGCCCATCGCGCGCATCAGCGCGGCGGCCTCCTCGGACGGCGCGATCAGGCGCAACATCATCGTCTTGAGCTGCTCGCCCGCGTTGGCGCCCGTGATCCCGTTCTTGGCCAACTCGGCGTAGAGCGTCGCGAGGTTCTCGATCGGGACGCCCGCCGCCGCGAAGACCGGCCCCGCGACGCGGAACGCCTCGCCGACGTCCTGCACGGTGCCCTGCGCGGCCAGGGCGGCGCCGGCGATCAGGTCGACGACGCGCGCCGCCTCGGAGCCGGGCAGCTTGAAGCCCGAGAGCGACGCGGCCAGGATGTCCGCCGCCTCCGCCGCCTTGATCTGGCCGGCCTCGGCCAGGAGCAGCGTCGGGCGCAGCGCGTCGATCGCGTCGCGTGCCGACAGGCCGGCGTTCCCGAGCGCCGCGAGCGCCTCGGCGGCGTCCTTACGCGTGATGCCCGGCAGCTGCAGATCGTGGGCGATGGCCTCGATCGCCGCCGAGGCGTCCGCCATCTCCCCGGTCGTGGCGTGGGTCACGAGCTTGAAGACGTTCATGGCCGTCTCGGCGTCGGCGAACGCCCCGACCGCCGTCCTGCCGAGCGCGGTCAGGCCGGCGGTCAGCCCCAGGTTGAGCGCGGTCTGCGTGATCTTCGACTGGTCGCGCACGGTCTTGAGGCGCGACTGCGCGTCCTGCAGGCGCGTCCGGAAGTCGCGCAGCCCCCGCAGCGCCCCGCTGATCTTGAGGCCGATTTCCGCGTACAGGCTCGCCACCTGCTCGTTCACGGGCACGGCCCCACGGCGGTGCGGTACAGTGCCCGTGTGCGGACCCCGCTCCTCGCCTTGCTGTTGGCGCTGCCGGCCTGCACGCTGGCCGTGCCGACCCCGACGCCGGCACCGACGGCCGCGCCCGCCCAGACCGCGCGCGTCGTGACGATCGGCACCACGCCGGCAGCGGCGGCGACGCCCGTGCTTCCGCAGCCACGGCTGGCCGACGCGCCGGTCGAAAGCCCCGAGTGGCGGGTGCTCGGCTTCCTCGACGCCTGGCAGCGGCGCGAGTTCGCCGCGATGGGGCGTGCCACCGTCTCGAACCTCGACCGGGACGACAACGCCCGGACCGTGGCGATGATGCATGCCTTCGACTTCCGCCCGCTCAAGGGCGCCGAGATCATCAGCACCGAGCCCCGCGGAACCGCGGCTGCCCGCGTCGAGGCGCGCGTCTGGTACGAGTTCCCGCCGGGCTCGGGCCAGGTGCAGCGCAAGCGCCTCGGCCTGATGCTCGAGCGCGACGCGGCGCCCCGGACGGCGGCCACCGGTCCGAACCCCTGGCGGATCAACGCCGCGTCCACCGCCGGCATGCAGGACGATCCGTAGCCCATGGAGCGCTCCTGGCGCACGGGGGCGACCGTCATCAGCGGCGACCCCTGGCCCGCCGGGGCGCCTGCTTGCGCGCCTCGCGCTGCTGCACCCAGCTCCGTGCCCGGTCGACCGCCTCGTAGATGGCCAGGGTCTCCGCGACGTCGCGGTGGTCCATCTCCTCGTCGATGTGCTGGAACGTCCACCCGGTCTCGCGCGCGAGCAGGGCCCGGTTCACCTTGTGCACCTCCTCGCGCGTGAGTTGCGCCCCGAACGCGAGCGCCAGGAAGACCGACCGGCCTAGGCTTTTCCCCCCGCGAAGTCCGTGCGCCGGGCGATGTACTGCCCGAGCGCCATCGCCAGCGGCAGGATCTCGGTCGTGACGTCGAGCTCCTCGTAGGCCTTACGGTCGGTCGGCAGGCCCTCGAACTCCCACTCCTCGACGAGCAAGACCCCGATCCGCGCCACCGCGCGCAGGTCCTTCTGCATCGCGTCGATGAGCACGGGCAGGTCGGCCGCCTTCGACAGCGGCACCCGCGCCCGGAACAGGACGCGCTTGCCGGCGATGTACACCTCGTTCTCGCGCTGCGGCTCCACCGCCGATCTCCTAGTAGCTGTCGTCGGCGACCAGGCCGCTGAACTGGAACTCGACCGTGATGACGACGACGTCGTCGTAGGGCGCGTCCTTCTTGCGGCTGGACACCAGCGCGGTGACCGTGTGGCGGGGCTGCCCCGTCCCGGTCCCCTCCTCGCCCCAGACCAGGCTCCCGCTCGTGCCCTGGCGCACGGCCGCCCACACCGCGGTCGAGTCGTCCTGGGCGAGCACCTCGAGCGTGGCCGTCCCGTCCTCGAGCGTCTTGAGGTACGTGCGCGCCGTGTCGTTGCCGGCCGAGGCGTCGACCAGGCCGGCTTCCTCGGTCACGCTGAACGTGCGGAACGCCCCGGCGAGCGCCGTCCCGCCGAAGACGACCGAGAGGTTGCGGCCGGTGAATTCCGCCATCTACGGCTCCTTAGGGGTAGACATCGTCCACGACGGTGCCCGAGAACTGGAACTCGACGGTGACCACCACGACGTCGTCGTAGGGGGTGTCTTTCTTGCGGCTGGAGACGATGGCCGGCACCGTGTGGCGGGGCTGGCTGGCGACGTTGCCCTCCTCGCCCCAGACGAGGTTGCCGCTCGTCCCCTCGCGGACCGCGGCCCAGAGCGTCGGGCCGCCGGCGCCGTCGTCCTGCAGGAGCTCGAGCGTCGCGGTGCCGTCCTCCAAGGTCTTGAGGTACGACCGGGCGACGTCGGCGCCGGCGCTCGCGTCGACCAGCCCCGCCTCCTCGGTGACCGAGAAGGTGCGCTGGTTGCCCGAGAGCGTGGTCGCGCCGAACACGACGTGCAGATTGCGGCCCGTGAACTCCGCCACTCAGCTCCTCCTCAGACGGCCAGCCGGGCGCGGTACAAGCCGCCGGCGTGGAAGATGGGCTTGCCGCCCGCGTCCAGCTCCTCGAGCCGCACCCGCGTCTCGCGCACGAGCCAGTAGTTCGACCAGCCGGGCACCGTCAGCGGCTGGTCGTGCAGCGCCGCGTCGATCTGGTCGTCGATCTGGCCCGCCTGCTTGACTCCGACCCGGGTCACCCCCTTGACGAGGTACAGGAGCGACTCCGACCGGTGGGGCGTGCGGTTGAGCGGCCCGCCGGCGTTCAGGCCGAAGACGACGTAGGGGAGCGGCGCCGACTCGGTCACGGTCTGGTAGACCGCCTGCGCGGAGGCCAGGAGGGCGACGAGCGGCGCGAACGCCACCAGCCGCGCGCGCAGGGCCGCCTCGAAGACGTTCACGGCCGGAACAACCGCCGCGCGCGGCCGACACGGGCGCGGCGCACCGCCTCGACGGCCGGCCCCAGCATCGGCGCGGCGGAGAGGCGGGTCGTGCCGAACTCGTGGAAGACGGCGTAGAAGACGTTCGTGCCGACGCGCCAGGCGAAGCGGCCCACGCGCTGGGCGTGCCACCCGCGGCGCATCGTGCCGGTGTCGACGCGGGTGGTGTTGGCCATGGCCCCCCGAACGACGTCCTGGGCCTCCTCGGCGATCATCCGCTCGGTCCGCTCGGACAAGTGCGCGATGATCCGGTCGAGCCGCCCCGTCTCGAAGGTCATGCCCCGGTTGCTCGGCACCTCAGCCCTCCCGCGCGCACACGCAGCGGACATGGACCTGGTAGCTGGTCGGGGCGAGCACGCCGGCCACCTCGTAGGTCTGGGTGCTCAGGGCCGGGTCGGCGGGCGTCACGACGAGGCGGTCCGACTCGCGCACGTCGGCGTCCCATGGGAGGAACACGGTGAAGGCCGAGCGGCCCGCGATCCGGTCGCCGATGATGCGCTCCTCGGCCGCGTTCCCGAGGCGCGAGACGCGGCAGGCGACGGTCGACGCGGTCGCGTAGGTATCGACCGTCCCGCCGACGTCGTCCACGACCTGGGTCCGGCGCTGCACGTCGGCCGACTCCGGCAGCGCCGTCGCGGCGAGGGTCCGCAGCCCGCCCAGCGTCTCGGTCGAGAGCAGCATCTACGCGAACACCACGCCGCGGTAGCTCTTGAGGATGGCCGCGTCGTCCTCGGTCAGGCCGGGGCCGTAGCCGGTGTCGTCGCGGTAGGTGATCGCCACGTCGCCCTGGCCGACGGAGACCGACTTCGCCCCGACCAGCGACGGTTCGAGCCGGGCGCGCATGCGGTTGGCCACCATCCGGGTCGCCACGCCCCGGACGTCGGCCGGTACCGGGAGCGGGTCGGTGTGGGTGTAGGAGACCCGGACCAGGTCGTAGCCGCCCCATGCCGTGTTGACCACGACGTCGCCGCCACCCCAGCCGCTCAGCGTCAGGATGCCCGTGGTCGGGTCGAGCAGCTCGTAGCCGGTGCCGGCCGCGAGGGCGGTCCAGGTCGCCCCGACGGCGGCCGAGCGCACCGCGACGGCGGTGACCGACGCGACCGGGGTGCGCTCGAGGTAGACGACGGGGCCACTCAGGGCGTGCAGCTCGTCGGCGACGGGCGAGGCGGTGAGCCACGCCTTGCCGGTCAGCCGGTCGATCGTCGCCTCGGCCTCGGTGAGTAGCCCGTCGACCTGGTTCTGCTGGGCGACGGGCAGGTCGGCGCGGCCGAGCTCCTCCGTGACCAGCGCGACCGAGCTGTACCCCTTGGCGACCATGCGACCCTACTCGCCCTTGCCCTTGTCGGCGGCGCGCGGGACGGAGCGCACGGGCTTCTCGGGCATCGCCTCGGCGGGCGTGAGGTGCTGGGCGGCGTGCGCCTCCTGCTGCTCGAGGTCGGTGATGTAGGCGGCGTGGACGGCCGCCTCGTCCATGGACCCCCGCTCGACGGCGGTCTTGTGCGCGGCCCGCCGCTCCTCGAGCGGGGAGAGCTGCTCGACGTGCGACGCGGGCAGGTCGTACTTCGCGGCCTCCTCGTCGGGGATCTCGGCGCCGGCGCCGACCAGGAGGAAGGCGGCCTCGGGCGAGTCCCCGGCGACGACCTTCGAGCGGTCCTGGTTGACGTAGATCGGCTGACCCGTCTGGTTGCGGTACACCGCTCCCTCCTTACGTCTGCGTCCCGACCTTGGTCCAGGTCGGCGCCAGGGCGGTCCCCGAATTGATGTACAAAATGCCGTTCGTCGTGTCGCTGAGCAGCGCCCCCTTGGCCGCCCCCAACGCGGTCGCGTCCACGCCGGGGGTCGTCTCGGCGACCGCGAGCGTGGGCGCCGTGCCGGTCAGGCTGTTGTCGGCCACGCCCAACGTGACGACCGCGCGCTTGCCGAGGCCGGCCACGAAGGTGACCGTGATGGTGCCGATGCCGGCCGTCATCGTGCCGACGGCGGTCGTGACGTTCGACGCCCCGATCGACGGCAGCGCCTCGAGCGCGGCGTCGATGGCCGCGACCAGCGTCGCGTTGACGTTCGACCAGGTGATCGCGCCCGTGGTCAGGCCGCCGTAGGAGAAGCGGAACGTGCCGCCCGTGGGCGTCCCGCCGAACGTGATCGTCTGCACCTCGTCGGTGCCGGCCCCCGGGGCGCCCGCGCTCTGCAGCGGTGCCCCGATCGCCCCCTCGATGATCGGCATCGGTCAGATCCCCGTCACGGTCGCGAAGGCTGAGGGTCTGTAAACAGCAAGCGTCAACGCCTCCTCGGCGCGGATGGCGACCTTGTTCTCGATGAAGTAGGTCGAGTGCTCGGTCGAGACCTCGATCGTGATGCCCTCGCGGCGGACGACCTCGGCGAACGGCCGGAAGGCACCGGTGAGGCCGGTCCCCTCGGTGATGCCGGTCGTCTGGCGGACCTCCTTCGACCAGATCCGTTCCGGGCCGGCGTCGGACGGCGAGCCCCAGATGTAGATGCCGTCGGCGGTGCGCAGCAGGCGGATGTCGGTCCAGTCGTTGGGGTGCAGGACCACCGCGGTCGGCTCGGCGAAGCCGGCCCCGGCCGCGCCGCGGACCTTCTGCATCGCCTTGAAGATCGCGTCCGGCACGGGGTCGGCGCCCTTCGCCTGGGTCTGGATGCCGGAGCGGTTCAGGAGGCCGGTCAGGTGGGGGGCCACGCCCGAGCCGGAGAGGAGCTCGGCCTCCTCGGCGCGCTGGACGCCGAAGGTGAGGCGCCCCCGGATCTGCGACTCGAGGAACGACACGTCCCGGAGCGCCTGGCGGGTCGCCGGAATCCAGTGGGCGATGTCGCGCACGGTCTCGGTGCGGAGCGTCCAGGCCAGCGCCGACTCGGGCTTGGTCGCGCCCTCGGCCACCGCGGCGGCGTTGTTGGTGACCGTGGTCTCCTCGTAGTACTCGATCGTGGTCGAGTCGGTCGTGCCCTGCATCATCAGGTCGCCGACCGTGCGCTCCTCGAGCGCCATGTCGACCGGGGCCTGCCGGCGGGCTTGCGGGCTGATCGTGGTCAGCGTGATCAGCGTCTTGGTGTCGGGCACCGCGACGTGGATGCGCGCCGTTCCGTTGGCGCCCCGCTCGACGAACGCCTTGTACTCCGGCGACTCCGCGATGATCTGCCGCAGCGACTTCTGCGCCGGCTCCTGGTGGCCGTTCTGGGTGCCGTTGGGGTGGACCATCGGCCCGACCGGGCGGCTGGCGTGCTCGTGCTCCTTGCGGGCGCGGTCGCGCATCGCGTCCCAGTCGGTCAGCTCGTCGCGCTGCTTGCCGAGCGCGGTCAGCTCGTCGTTGCGGCGCTTGAACTCGGCGGCCTTGGTCGCCGAGTCGCCGGTCAGGTCGGTGACCTTGGTCATGTCCATCTCGGGACCGGCCTGCTCGAACAGCTTGTGCAGGGCCTGGGACTTCGCCGCGATCTCCTCGCGGACCTCGGCCAGCGTGGGCATCTAGCCTCCTCCGACGGCCACGCCGTTGAGGCGGGCCTGCGTGCGTAGGAACTCGCCGTACAGGGCCGACAGGTCGGTCCCCTTGGGCGCCGGCTCGGTGGCGGCGAGCAACTCCTGGATGTCGACGCCGGCGGCCTCGAGCGCCGTCAGCAGCGACCGGAGCCGGTCGCGGTTGGCCTCCGAGAGGACACGCCCTTCCTTCGTGCGCAAGTCAGCAAGCGACTTGCTCCGCTCGACCAGGGCACGCACGGCCGCAAGCGCCGCGGTGGCCTGGTCGGGGAAGCGCTGGTCCTTGGCCCCGGTCACGCGCGCCGACTCGTCGGCCGGCACGGTGACCAGGGACACCTCGAAGAGCTTGATCTTCTTGAGCACGCGGACCATGTCCGTGAGCTCGCCGTAGGGGCCGCGGTACGGCGTCTCCACCTTCCGCATCTCCCACTCGAGCGCCTCGTAGCCGATGGACAGGCCCATCGACTTGCCCCGCTCGAGCCGCTCGGCCGCGATCGTGCGGGCGCGCTGCGCGGCGGGGTCGGAGTGGAACGCCGCCGTCAGGTACAGCCCCCGCTCGGTCTCGACGGCGCTCGTCGGCGTCGCGACCGGATTCTCCCAGTCGTGCGCCCAGGCGACGAAGCCGTCGACCAGGAAGCCGGGGATCGTGTCGAGGTAGGCGCCGCGCTCGACGGTGTCGCCGTAGGAGTCGACGTTGCCGAACGTGCTGGCCAGACCCTCGACCGTGCCCGTGCCGTCGCCGGCGACCTTCGCCTCGACCAGCGCGAGGGACTTGCGCTCGAACAAAAGGCCCCACTCGGCCTCAGGCGCTCCGCGGCGCTCCGGGCGGAATGGGGCTCGGGGGCCCTCTAGGGCGAATCGACTACTGCGACTGTACGGCTATACGGTTGATCTCGTCAAGCGGGCGCGGCACTGGCGGCACTTCGGGAGGTCGGGGGCGTCGAAGATCGGGAAGGGGAAGCGCACCCGCCGGCCGCAGTAGGTCACGCCCGGCTCGAAGTACGGGTGTCCGACGCCGCCGGGGACCGACACCGGGACGCGCCGGTCGATGGCGTGGTAGACGCGCCCCGCGAAGCGCGTCCAGCGGAGGTAGCCCACGCCCGCAGTCTACGCCCGCACCGCGGTCAGGCGCACGGGCGGCGGCCGGACCTGCACCATCTTGACGCTGCGGCAGCGCGGGCACGGCGTCTGGACCACCCCGGTCGGCGCGTCGCTCTTGAAGAGAAGCTTCTGACACGTCGGGCAGCGGTACTCGGTCAAGCTCACGCCTTCGCCTCGACGCCGCCGGCCGGCCGCTCCGGTCGCGGTGCACCGCACCACCGGCATTGGGTGCGATCGTCCGCCGGCTGATTGATGGCGCAGCGGGGACACACCCACCGCACGATCGGCCCCGGCCGCATCTTGTCCTCGGGTGGGCCGGCGCGCATCTTCCCATCGCTCATACGCTGCACTCGAGGATCAGGCCGCTGACCTGGGTGTTGCCGGCCGAGTCGACCCAGACCCACTCGAGCCGGTAGCGCCCCCCGGCCACCAGCCCCGACACCCGCTGCCGCACCTCCGACCCGCTGGACGACGGCCCACCGCTCAGCCCGCTCGGGTAGAGCGCTTGCGTCTTCGTGTTGGTCAGACTGGCCGACGTGACCGAGGCGAGGGTCGCCGCGGTGGGGAGCTGCGCCGTCACGTCGTAGGCCCAGAGCAGGTCTTCATGGCTCTTGTGCTCGCGGACCGGGTCGCTCACCGCGCACCTCCGACGACGAGTAGGCGGCGACCGGGACCAGTCACGGTCGCGTGCTGGTCGCCACCCGTCACGACCAGCGTGCGGCTCGGCCCGATGACGCGCTCGAGCGGGCTCCCCGTGTCCGGCCCGGTCGACCCGATCCCGTGCAGCCCCGGCGCCCCGAAGACGACACCGCCCGCCCCGACGAAGCCGAGCGCGCCCAGCCCCATGAGCGCCGGCGCACCGAGCACGATGGCCCCGGCGGCGGCGAACGCCTCGGCGGCGGTTCCCGCCAGGGTCGGCGCGCCGACGGAGACACCCCCGGCGCCCGTGAAGGTCTCGACGGCCACACCGGCGAGGGAGGGTGCCCCGAACGACGTCGCCCCGGCGCCGACGAAGGTCTCCGTGCCCACACCGGCGAGGGCTGGCCCACCGAAGGACACCCCACCGCTGCCGGTCGTGACGTCGCCGGAGGCGCCCTGGCCGGCCAGTACGGGCGCGGCGAAGGTGACACCGCCGGAACCCGTGATCGCCAGCAGCGCCGAGCCGACGCCCGCGAGGACCGGCGCACCGAAGGTGACTGCTCCTGCCCCGGTGAACGTCTCCGCGCCCACACCGGACAGCACCGGATGGGCGAAGGTGACGCCCCCCGTGCCGACGAAGGTCTCGGCGCCGGTTCCCGCCAAGGCCGGGCCGACGAACACGACACCACCGCTGCCGGTGAAGGTCTCGACGGCCGTGCCCGCGATCACCGGCGCGGCGAAGGTCAGTCCACCCGACCCGGTGAACGTCTCGGCGCCGGTGCCGGCGAGGGCGGGTGCGGCGAACGTGACCGCCCCCGCGCCGGTGATCGCCGGCGGGCCGGCGGCGGCCGAGCGAATCCAACGCCGACGGGGGCGGGTCCGGACCCAGGTCGTGCGGATCAGCGTGGGCATGACGGGCTAGGTTTCCTCGATGTAGACGCAACCCTGGATCGTCGCGTCGTCGGGCAGGGTGGTCTGGAGGCGGATCACCAGGGCGGCGGCCTGACGGCACCCGGGGGCGAGCGTCGAGTCGGGCCACCAGCGCTCGAGCGGGGTGTTCCGGACGATCCACCCGAACTCCTCGAGCGTAACCGCCGTGCCGGAGGTGGTCGCCACGGTCGTCCCGTTCACCTCGGCCGCGAAGCCGGCGGCGGCGTCCGACTCGTCGAGCGGCTGCGGGGTCGTCGACGTGCCGTTACCCGACGTGACGGTGGCCGGTAGGCGGATGATGGAGAGGCGCACGCCGTAGTCGTTGGCCTCGGTCGTGTCCTCCTGCTGGGAGAGAATCAGGCCGCGCAGCTTGATCGGCTTGTCGTCGGCCGGGGTCAGCTCGAAGAGGTCGGTGTCCCCGCCGGCCGCCGTGACCGTCGCCGAGAAGCTGACCGTGTAGTTGCGGCTCATCGGGCTACCCTCCTAGGCGACGCGGCGGCG